CGCAGTCGAAGCCGGAACAGGTCGACGACCTTCGCTCGATCGCCAACGCGGGCGAGTAGCGAGGTAGCCCACGATGGCTACCGACTACGCCGACGAAGGCGATCTGAAGTACATCGACGGCCTCGACGAGATACCGCTGACCGGACCCGACGCGTTCGGCGAGGAAGCGAAGCTCGAAGCCGCCGAGATGGGCGAGGCGAAGGTCGAGGCGGACGTCAACCTCGGCGACGCGCTCGCCGACCCGACGATGCTCCACCAGAAGGCGGCGAACGCGTGGGCGTCGTACCTCCTGTTCGCCGGCGGCGAGTCGCCGAGTAGCGCGGTATCTGGGCAGGTCGTCGAGGGGTCGAGCGCCGACCAGATGGAGTTCGCGACCGAACTCAAGAACATCTACGAGTCGACGATCGCCTCGATACGAACGTCCGACGCCGGCGACGATGACGACGACGTCGTCGACTCGTCGCTGTTCGTCCCCGACGTCTAACTCTCGACGATGACTTCGTTCGACGGCTTCGACGAACTCGAAGCGCAGATACGCAAGATTCAGTGGGCGGTCGAAGAAGCCGAACCGCTGATCGGCGGGGCGCTCGACTCGGCGACCGAGGACACGGCGAAGGCGGTCGAACGGACGACGAAGAAGAACCTGAAAGCGCACGGCGCGATCGACACCGGGAACCTCCGGGCGTCGTACGGCTACGCACGCGTCGACCTCGCGCACTTTCTCGTCGGGACGCCGGTCGAGTACGGCCCGCACGTCGAGTACGGGACGTCGGCGCACACGATCGAGGCGACCGGGAGCGACCCGCTGACGTTCAAAGGTCAAGACGGGCAGTGGGTGTCGAAGTGGTCGGTCGACCATCCGGGGACACCGGCCCAACCGCACCTTCGCCCGGCGCTTCGCGACCACAAATCGACGCTCGCCGAGAACATCCAAGAGGAAATCGAGCGCGTCTTCGACGCGGTCTTCTGACCGCCGCCGTCGACGGCGACGCCTCGATCGAGATAGCTACCGATGACACCAGAAGACGTCCTTCAGGCGATCGTCCGCGCACTCCAGAACTCGACCGCGTTCGACGGCGGGTCGTACATCACGCACGAAGCCGACCTCGACGGCGAGGATAACCGGCTAGTTCAGCCGTGGGTCGAACTCACGCCGATCGGACAGGTTCGAGCGACCGAGTGGGACAGCGACCGCGTCGGGTTTACGACCGACGACAGCGGCGACCGCACCGGTCGTATCTTCCGCGCTTCGTGGTCGATGGACGTACAGGCGACGGCGACGTTCGCCGCCGGGAACGACTCGTACGACGCGAACACGCTCGGGGGTAACTTTCAGACCGCGCTGTTCCCGTACGAGAACCAGCAGGAAGACAAGCCGTTCCCGGACGGCGACGGCGGCACCGTCGACGCGATCACGTCCTTCGTCGTCGGCGATGGCGAGGTCGACAACGACCTCGCCGGACCCGGCCTGCGGCGCTGGCGGCAAGAACTCGCGGTCGACTTCTACGCCGAACGCGTCGTCGACGAGTCGGACGCGCAGATCACGACCGTCGCGACGCCGTCGATCGACGAACTGTCGTCCGACGACGAGCAGGACGCGGAACTCGTCTGGAACTACTGACCGAGACGTATCGACCGAGAACTAACCGCGAACGACAACAACCGTGACTGTAACTTACGACGCGACGCCCGGAACGAAGGTAACTCTCGAAGCCGGTTCGATTCAAGGCATCGAGGTCGGCGAGGAAGAAAAACTCGTCATCTTCGGGCGTGGCGACACGAACGATGGAACCGCACAGACGAACGACCCGACGCAGGTGACGTCGACGAGCGACGCCGAAGCGAAGTTCGGCGGCGATTCGGAGCTCACCCGCGCGCTGAAGCTCGCAATCGAGAACGGCGCGAACACCGGCTACCTGTACGGCGTCTCGACGGCGTACCAGTCGGTCAACGGCGAGCAGATCGCCGGCGGGAGCGGCACGCTCGGGAACGTCCCGATCGTCGAAGACCTCGACGAAGTGTCGGTCCAGAACACGACGGACGGGAACGCGGCGGACGACGTCGCCTTCCGGTACGACTCGCCGCCGGACGCGCCGGCGACCGAGAACAAAGTCTACATCAACCCGCTGACCGGCGAGGTCGAGGCGGGCGACGCCGACGACTACGAGGTCGACTTCAAGTACGCCGACTGGTTGAGCGCGTTCGACAGCGCCGACATGGTGCTGAACGAAGGCGAGTCCGGCGTCTACATCGCGCTTTCGGACGCCGAAGACGTCGCGTCGACCCTCTACGGGAAGGCGACGGCGCTTCGCGACCCGGACTTCAAGATGGTGAAGGCGTTCGCCGGCGCGATGCCGAACGACAACAGCGGCGAGACGCCGGTGACGCCGATCTACGACACGATGAACTACGAAGACGCGCTCGACGCCCTCGGCGGCTTCGCCGTCGCGCCGGCGCGTCAGGACGGGACGACCGACACGGTTCTCGGCGCTGTCGGCGGGGTCGCCGCCGGGAACTCGCTCCAGAACCCGATCTACAACGACTCGCTCAGCGGCGTCGACCTCGAAACCGGGAAGAACGACGAAGGGCGGCTGACGCACGCCGACCGAGGGAACCTTCGGAACGCGAACGTCATCCCGCTTCGCGCCGAGGGGTCGATCACGCTCGACGGGTCGCTGTCGACCGACGAACAGGAGCTGTGGGAGGTCGACTTCCAGACGCTTCGCGTCATCGACCGCTGCGCGCTGATCGTCCGTGAGATCGGGCGCGCTATCCGGGGCCAACTCGACAACGAAGGAACCGGAGAGATCGCCGCCGAGGAAGCGCAGGCGCAACTCGAAGCCCTCGCGGACGACGGCCTACTTCTCGACAACAGCGGCGACGAGACGAACTTGTACGTCCGCGAAGCGGACTCCGAACAGGGGACCGTCGCCCTCGATATGGGCGTCACGCCGATTCAGTCGGTCGAGACGTTCGAGGCGACGATCACGATCGCGTAACTAGAGATCCATGAGTGAAAACAGAAACCAGACCGGCGACGACGTCGACCTCGTCATCGACGGCGAGGTCGTCCCTGTCACCGACAAGGGCTGGACGTGGACCCAAGAGACGGCAGAATCGAACTTCGACGACTCGAAGCACCCGGACCGGGGCGTCACCTCGCGGTATCCCGAAGGCGACCTCGAATACGACGGGACGAAGAAGGAACTCGAACGGAAGCTAATCGAGGCGGGCGGCGACAAGCACCGCCTCATCTTCCGAGAAACCGACGTCGGCGGCGGCTACCGGATGATGGGCGTCATCATCGAGTCGATCGAGAAGTCGCACCCCGACGGGAAGTCTAGCGTCTCGATTAGCTGGACCGGCGAGCGCGCCGTCCCGTTCTAATCGACGAACTACTCGCGGACACTACTTCACGAAGACTCCAAACATGACCGACGACGTCGAAGTTCTCAACAAGGTACTCGAAGAAGAATCGGGCGGCAAACCGTACATCATCGAAACGCAACACGGGACGATCGAGTACGAGCTGCACCGCGTGTCCCGGACGCGGCGACACGAGTTCATCGAGGCGCTCCCGGACGAACTCGTCGAGTATATGCAGTCGAAGGCGGACGACAAGCGGTCGCAGATCGACACGTCCGAAATCTCGTCGCTCGACGATATCTCGTCGGCGGAACCCGACGACGCGCCGTCGGACACGGCGATGACGAAGGAAGCCGTCGAGGAGATGGAAGACCTGATCGTCGAGGCGCTGAACCACGACTCGATCACCGACCACGAGACCCGCGACCTGCTCGAACTGTGGCCCGACAAGCAGTTCTTCGCGACGAGCTTCCTGATTCTCGCGATCAGTAGCGAGACTGAGGGGGTCGAGGGCTTTCGCACGGAGTGACGAAGGCCAGACGCTTCTCGAAGACGTCGAGACGTTCGGCTTGAAGGGCGTCGACGGCGCTGGCGACCTGACTGTTCCGCAGAAGATGTTCCTGAACCACGCCCGCGCCGAGCGAACGCGCCGGCGAAACCCGGATACGTGACGTATGTTCGAGGCACTCAACGTCTCGCTTCTAGCGAGCGAGACAATCACATCAAGTCTCAGAGGTATCGCTTCCGCCGCCGATAGCGCTGGCGACGAAGCCGCGAGCGCCGGCGTCGAGTTCGGCGCGTTCGGCGAGGCGTTGGACGCCGTCGATGACGACGCGCTTCAGATGGCGTTCGCGACGAACACCGCGAAGGGCGCGGTCGACGAACTCGGCGACGAGTCCCTAGAGTCCGCCGCGAAGATGCAGGCGCTCGACTCGCAACTCGACGACGTCCGCAACTCGGGGATGGGACTCGCCGGAACCCTCGGGCCGCTTCGCGGCGGCCTGCGGACGCTCGCGCCGATCGCCGCCGGCGTCGTCCCGCCGCTCGTCTCACTCGGCGG